CTTACTAACTATGATCCTGCTGACAAGAAGTTGACGGCAAAGGATCCATACAAACCATTTCTATTTATTAATCTAGGGACATTTAAGAATTACTCTCTTACAGAGAAAGCTACAGCAGTTATGCATGAGACTATTCATATGGGGATCTTACTAAATAACTGGAATATCAAAGATAAAGAAGAAGATGTTATTAGTTTTGCTGAAGAAGAAGCAAACAAGATAATTGAAAAGCTAGGATTTAGTACAAAGGAACAGCCAAAGAAAAACTTCTTCAAGAAATAATGGCACACATAGAACACAACTTCTTTCCTCTCAAAGTATTTGTTAGGAATGAGTACATGTACCAGCATACCAAAGGTCATGGAGAATTTACCCCGGGGGTAGTAATATCTGTTAGATGTATGCCGGGACAAGCAGCATTGTTCCAGGTATTGTTAGAGAATGGTGTACTTAGAGATAAACTACCAAGCCATGCTCTACTAACTAAGCCTGAGTTACCAGATCCAGATCTACCATTTCACTTTCTACAGATATGGAATTGTTTCTCTTATAACTTTACTTTGTTACATTTATCATATCTTTATGATGCACCAGTAGAAGTGTATATGAAAGATCACAAGTTCTATCCTGGTAGTTACTATGCAACAATAAACTGGGGGTCAAATGACTTTAATACAGATTTATCTTTAGCTGAAGATGCATTAGAACACAAGAGTCATCATATTATTTTACTTGACAACGGGCAAATAGCTCTTCAACCAAACAATAGAATCAAGTGGTCTGAACCAAGCTTTGTAACTAAACCATTTCCTGAAAGACCAGATTACTTGGTTAATAAAGATTACTATAATTGTGAGGGATTTGATAAATGGCATACAGAAGATTCAGAAAGAATGTTCTATGATAATGAGTAATTTATTATATTTGCATTGTGTTTCATAAAACAAGGTTTAAAATTTGCTAAAGCCCTAGAATTTTTTTCTAGGGTTTTTAGTTTAAACAAAAAAAGTTTTTATATTTGTTCCATATCAAATGTATGTTGTTTAAAGAAAGATGACATTAGCGGAAAAAAAGTTGTGGTTGCTTGTTGCAAAGAAAACAGGATCTAACTTAGAAGCCCGCATGATATATGATGAACTAATTAAACAATTAAACATGGCCGAGAAATCAATAATGTTATCTATAGTAGAAACCGAAGAGGGAATGGAAGTACATATAAATGAAAAAGCTTATGGTAATTTTGGCTTAGTAGGTTTAATAGAACAAATTAAGTTATCTTTACTATCTGACTCTGAAATCAGATCAGAAAAAAGAGAAAAAATTTCTGAGTCAACTTCTCAGAGATATGATGCATAATAAATAAAACCAACAACATGAGTAAACCATTTAAACAATTAAGAGGAAGAACTATTTTACTAGATGTTCCTAAAAGAAAAGAATCTGCAATTCAATTAAGTGCAAAAGATGAAGATATCATTATGCAGGAAGCCATGAAAATGTGGAGTAAACTTACAGTATATGCAGTAGGTGATAGAGTAGAGGAAGTAAAAGAAGGTGATAAAGTATATGTTCGTACATCAGCTCTTAATATGGAAACTGTAGAAAGAATTGATATTGACGGAGAAGTTAAACTTGTCCTTAATGAAGGTGATGTAGTTATTATTTGGTAATTATGGCAAATAAAAACTTTAACCCGTATACTCCCTACAATGAAATGGTTAAGGATGTGTATAAAAGAGATTTTAGCAATCCTTGCCCTACAGTATCAGAAATAGACTGGAGTAAAAGAGTTGTAAATCTTGATAAAGAACCTAGACCTGACTACTATGGAGGTAAAGACAATACTTATGAAGTATTCAATGTATTGGAAGCCTGGGGTTTAGATCAAGACTTTTATCTAGGAAATGTTATAAAGTACTTAGCACGAGCTGGTAAAAAAACTTCAAATAAGAAAGAAGACTTACAAAAAGCTTTAGTATATTTACAAAGAAGAATTGATAAATTATGAAACTAATGATATTTATACTAGGTTTATTTATAATTATACTTATGTTCTTTTTAGCAAGAACACTAAATAAACCCATATATAATAAAATGCATAATGTTTGGCATGATGATCCTTATGGAAGAACTATAGCCGATACTTGTATTATAATAGCAATAACTACTGCTTTTATTATTGGCCTACTACTATAGCCTGTATCTCTCCACTCCAAGGGTTAATACACACAGGCAGATCCCCGGTTGCACAACTGGGGATTTTTTTGTATATTATATTATGGCAGAAATTATAGAACAAGGAGAAGTTGATGTTACTGGGACAGTATTATATACTGGATCACTTAGCTCTGTATCATCTACTAAAATTTTACAATTAAAGTTTTATAATCCATTAGCTTATGTGCTTACTCTTGAAAGATATGATGCTGCAACAGCAACTTCAAAGATATTATATTCACTTACATTAGATGCTGGTGACTCCGTTACTGATTCAGCAACATATGCTCTTAAAGAAGGAGATAGACTTATAGCTTATTCAGATATACCAGGCACATCATACTACACATACGGATTTGATTATGCAGATAGTTGATAAAGACGGTAATATATTTGGTAATGGATTAGAGGTTACAGGTCCAGATGGTAAACCAAAAACCACAGGTGGTGGGGGTGGATCTCCTACAGGACCTGCAGGCGGGGATCTTTATGGTACTTATCCTAACCCAGGAGTAGATTGGAATTTAGGTATTTCTACCTATAACATGTATTTCTATCCACTTACTAATCCTAATGGGTATATCTCAGGTATAACAGGGCCAATGGTAATATCAGCTCTTGGATATACTCCGTATGATAGTACTAATCCAGCTAATTACATTACCTCAGCTGCATTAACTCCATACTTAACTATTATTTCTGCAGCAGGTACTTATTATCCACTCACTAATCCAAATGGTTATATATCCGGGATTACTGCATTAGATGTAACAACTGCACTTGGTTATACCCCATATGATTCTAGTAATCCAGCAGGTTACTTAAATGCTATATCAGGATCAATGGTCACTAGTGCTTTAGGGTATGTTCCCTATGATAGTAGTAATCCTTCAGGTTATATTTCAGGAATTACAGCTTTTGATATTACTACTGCTCTTGGTTATACACCTTATGATAATGCTAATCCTGCTGGTTATATAACATCATCTGCACTTACACCATACCTTACATCAGCAGCAGCAGCAAGTACATATCAAACTATACTTGTTTCTGGTACTAGTATTAAAACAGTTAATTCTACTTCATTACTTGGCAGTGGTGATGTAGCAGTACAGCCAACACTTGTAAGTGGAACCAACATAAAAACAGTAAATAGTACTTCATTACTTGGTTCAGGAGATGTTGCAGTACAACCTACCTTAGTTAGTGGTACGAATATTAAAACAGTAAATAGTAACTCACTACTAGGGTCTGGTAATATTGCAGTACAGCCTACTTTAACTAGTGGTGGAAATATAAGATCAATTAATAATCAAACTTTATTGACATCTGGCAACTTAAATATATTTCAACAGCTTATAAATACTGCAGGATCGGTTATTACAGGAACAACAGCCAATTCAATAAGTACATCTACAACAATAGCTAGTACATTTTTAGGTACCCAAAGTAATTTGCAATTACGAGTAAAAATTTTAAAGACAACGGGATCTTCCACTACAGATGTACGGCTTTATATTAATACTACCAACAGTTTATCTGGGGCCACATTGATTGCAACAGCTCAGCAAATGACTACTGCAGGGTCATTTCAAAATTTTTGGAGGGATATATTTATCAATGGATCAACAATGTATTTTTTTCCTGCATCAACTGCTGCATCTAATGATTTAACAAACTATACGGCTGGCACCTTTACAATTGCAGCATCAACAGCATACTTTTTTATTGTTGCAATACAGCACGGTAATACTACTGACTCAGCTCAAATACTTAGAACTCAATTATTTTATGCTACATAAATTTACATATAACGAAATAGAATATACCATCACAGGGCCTATTGAGGTCATTAGTGATACTCAACTACATGTGGAAACTGATAAGGGTATTATTCTAGTAGATGATACTATGGATATATATCAGGAATTAGTTTCTAAATAATTTGTTATCTAAATTATTTTTTGTATATTATACTGTATATTAATTTATAAATTATATTTATTATGGCAACTTACCCAGAATACGAAAATGTAGACAATGCACAATCTACAATG